AGTGATTTTCCGATAACCATATCGATATTTGTGCTTTCGGCACAACGTGCCGACCTGTTTCTCTAGTTGTCTTTTAGGATGATTCTGAGTCAGATTCTTTTTCCATCTATAATACGAAGTGCGTGAGATGCCTAAATGGACACAGATGTCCTGTACCGTCATCGTTTTGCACAATTCATCTACCAGTTTGATTGACGTTTCCTTATCAACTTCCTTTCCAATTCGTTGTACTTTTTTAAAACCTCATTCTGTTGACTCAAATAGCGATTTTCTGCCTGAAGTCTCTCTAATTCTGAAGAGTACTCGGGACCCTTTCCATAGGTATATTGTTTTCCAACAGGTTGTTCGAACCTGTGTGTATCCCCAGTTTTATGCCATCTCACCCATGTCTGAACCTGCGTCTTATTCTTGATATTCAATTCCTGCATGATCTCTTTCATAGGTACGCCTGCCAATCTCATTTCTACAGCCTTCTGTTTGACTTCAGCCGGATAACTCACTCTTGTCCCCATAGAAAAAACACCTCCATGTTTTATTTCGGATCACAACGATCCGTTTTCAAACTTGAAGGTGTTTTTTATTTGTCTCATCTTAGGGGGTCAGTCCCAAACAAGGTGCTTTTTTTGTTCCCTGTAAACTGCTTCCGGTGAAGAATCTCTATAAAAAGTATCGGCTTAAAGGTAGAGTGCGGCGGCAGTTTAGAGTGAATAAATCAAAGGAGTGATCAAATGGGCGGAGTTAAAAGAGTGTTCCCAGAAGCGGTGAACTGCTTGAGTAATTGGATCGAACAGAACTTTCATGAGATAGACAGCTATGTTACTACATTTAAGATGAAAGACGGGACGTTAAAGACTATTTACCTTAACGAATCATACCTAGAAGCTATTGGAATGGTTGAAATCGCAAAAGAATCTCTTCTTCAATCAGCAAAAGATGATGAATTTGTCACGAAATAAAAATTACAAAACAACACAAAGAAAGGAGTGGCGGTGATGTGACATGGCAAGGGCAAGAAATCCGAATCGAGACAAAGCATTTCAGTTGTGGAAGGAAAGTGACGGAAGCCGCCTATTAAAAGACATTGCGGAAGAATTAGGAGTCACTGCAAACACAATTAGAAAGTGGAAAGCGAACGACAAATGGGATGAAGAATTCAAAGGGAGCGCTCCGATTGAGAAAAGGAGCGCTCCTATTCGTGGTGCTCCGAAAGGGAACAAAAACGCTGTAGGGAATAGCGGCGGTGCTCCTGCACGAAATCAAAACGCAAAGACTCACGGCTTTTACTCAAAGCACATGCCAGCAGAAGCGTTTGAGATCATGCAGGACATTCAGGTGTTTTCACCTGTTGATCTGCTGTGGGAGCAAATACAGATTCAATTTACCGCTATTGTAAGAGCGCAGAAGATCATGTTTGTCGAGAATAAAGATGAAATGATCAAAGAGCTGAAAAAGAAAAAGTCAGTTGTTTCAGATTCAGCTGATATTGAAGAAGAAGAATACGAATTCCAGTTCGCTTGGGATCGTCATGCAACATTCCTAAACGCTCAATCTAGGGCAATGGGCGAGCTGAGAAGCTTGATAAAGCAGTTTGACAACATAGCCCATGAGACAGACGAAAGACGGCTTAAACTGGAGCAGATGCGCTTGAACATTGAGAAGACTAAGAAGGCCATTGATGGCGGTAGCGAAGGCAGCGGAGAAAACAAAATTGCTTCAATGCTTCAAAAGATGGTGAATGAACATGGAATTGAATAAAAAGCAAAAAGAGGTATGGGACAGCTTCGTAAAAGAGCGTCCTAAAATCCTTTTGTGTAGTGGAGCAAAGAGAGCAGGGAAAACATTCGTGCTTCTTTTAGCATTCCTTGCTCACATTAGTAAATATCAAAACAAGGGTCTTTCATTTATCATCGGTGGTGCTACTCAAGCAGCCATTAAGCGTAACGTATTGAATGACCTTGAATTGATATTAGAGAAAGAGCTGAGACTAGACAAAGCAAATGCCATTGAGATATTCGGCAACCGTGTCTATTGTTTCGATGGTGCCAATGTGGATGCTTGGAAAAAAGCTAGGGGTTTTACATCAGCCGGCGCATTTTTAAACGAAGCAACCGCTCTTCATGATTCATTCGTGAAGGAAGTTATATCCCGTTGTTCGTACAAAGGTGCAATGGTTTTGATGGATACAAACCCTGAAAACCCAATGCACACCGTAAAAAAGGATTACATCGACAAAGACGGGCAAAGGTTAAAGAGTGGCCGTCTTAACATTAGGGCTTTTCACTTTTCTTTGTTCGATAATAACTTTCTTGATCCTGAATATGTTGAAAGTATAGTGGCATCGACACCGAGCGGCATGTTTACGGACAGGGATATTCATGGTTATTGGGTTGCGCCAGAAGGCGTGATATACAAAGATTTCAACAAAGATGTGCATTACATCAGGTCAGATCAATTAGAGAACGTCAACTTTGTAAAATACTTCGCTGGCGTTGACTGGGGGTATGAGCATTTTGGTTCCATCGTCGTTATTGGAGAGGATGATAAGCAAAATTATTATCTCTTGGAAGAGCATGCAGCGCAGCATGAAGAAATAGATTATTGGGTCAAAGTGGCGAAAGATATAAAAGAGCGTTACGGCAGCATGAATTTTTATTGCGATACCGCTCGGCCAGAACATGTTGTTAGATTCAGGCGTGAGAGGTTAAGAGCCTTGAATGCTGATAAGGCTGTAGTGTCTGGTATAGAAGAGGTGGCAGGCTTGTTCAAGAAGAACAGGCTTTTTGTCGTTGAGGACAAAGTAGAGCGGTTCAAACAAGAGATATTTATGTATGTGTGGAATCAAAAGACGGGTGATCCAGTTAAAGAATGGGACGATGTACTTGATTCAGTGCGTTATGCCCTTTATACACATAATAAACCGATGAGGCGTAAAGGAGCGAGGTGAGCAAATGAATGAATTTGTACAGTATTTAAGAGAAAACGATATTAACAGCAAAGTCATTGAAGCGATTATAAATTCTCATAAAACACAGCGAGAGAAAATGATCAATCAGTACGAGAGGTACAAAGCGTCTATTGAAGGCGTGCCAATTCTCCAAAGGGATGCTTTTACACTGGAGCATCAAGAGGACTTTGAAACAGGGGCGATCCTCCGAATAGATGATAGAGTAAACAACCGCTTAAACAACGGTTTTGATAGTGAGATTGTTGATACAAAAGTGGGTTACATGTTTGGTCATCCAATCACTTATGAGGTAGATAAAAACCAAGTAAGTGAATCAGGGGCTTTAGTCGAAGCGATCAATAGATTCAATCTGCTGAATACGATTGAAGATGCAGATAGTGAGTTAGGGAAGAAAGCGGCCATTTGTGGATATGCTGCTCGATTGGCTTATGTGGACAAGGCAGGAGAAGTGAGAACCGTGAATATTGATCCGTGGGAAGCAGTCATTATTGGTAGCGGCAATGACATTACTGATCCTGAATTTGCTCTTCGATATTATGAGGTGACAACCTGGATAAATGGAAAGCAGATCAAACGTGAAAAGGCGGAGTTTTATGACTCTTCTCACGTTTACTATTTTGAGAAGATTGAGAATGGATGGCAAGAGATTGAAGTGAAAAAACATCTATTTGACCACTGTCCTTTATTCGGTTTGCCAAACAATGATGAGTTTATGGGTGATGCTGAAAAGGTCCTTTCTCTAATTGATGCTTATGATCGAACGCTGTCAGACGCCTCAAATGAGATAGAGCAGCTGCGGCTTGCTTACATGATTTTTAAAGGCGCCGGAGCGGATGAAGAAACGCTTGAAAAACTCAAAAAGCATGGAGTCTTTGAGCTTTTTGGTGACAACGATGACGTGAAGTTCCTGACAAAAGATATAAACGACACAATGATTGAAAATCACTTGAATCGTTTAGAAGAAAACATTATGCGTTTCTCTAAGTCGGTTAACTTCTCAGATGAAGCGTTTGGCGGCAATTTAACAGGCGTTGCTATGCGGTACAAGCTTATGGCTCTTGAGAATAAATGTATCACTATGGAGCGTAAAATGACTGCTGCTTTGAGATACCAATACAAGTTGCTGTGTTCAGCTTGGTCACGAAAAAACGCCGCTATTAGTAATGAGGATTATTTGAAAGTTTGGTTCACGTTCACACGTAACCTTCCTGCGAATATCGCAGAAGAAGCTGAAACCACAGCAAAACTAAAAGGCTTAGTAAGTGAAGAAACAAGGCTGTCACTTCTTACGTTTGTTGATGATGTGCAATATGAACTGGAAAGAATGATTGAAGCGAAATTGGATTCAATATACAGCTTTGACGAAGATGAAGAGCTAGACAAACGACCTGCCGGAAGTCGTGAAAAGACGGAAAACTTAGACGTGTAGGCTCGTACTACATGGCTTGGAGGATGAAAAAATGAACATTGAAGAAATTAAGCAGTTTCTTGAACAAAATAAAGAGAATGAAGAAGTAAAAGCGTTTGTAGGGGAACTATCAGCCGTGTCAGCTGACAAGGTGAAAGGATTCCTAGAAACAGAAGAAGGAAAGAAGCTCTTGCAGCCACGTTTGGATCAACACTTCACTAAAGGCCTTGAGACTTGGAAAGATAACAACCTTAAAAAGATCGTTGAAGAAGAGGTTTCAAAAAGGAATCCTTCTAAAACCCCAGAGCAGCTTGAAATAGAAAAGCTTAGAAAAGATATGGAGTCTGAAAGAAATGCCCGCAATAGAGAAAAATTAGTCAATACAGCCCTTAAAGTAGCGGATAAAAAAACGCTACCTAAGGATGTCATTGACTTTTTTATTGGAGAAAACGAGGAATCTACAATTGAAAATCTAGGCAAGCTTGAAGAATCATTCAATGCTGCCGTGCAAGCTGCTGTAGATGCGAAGTTTAAAGAATCAGGCCGAGAAATTGAACGAGGTAATAGTGCAGGTAATTCTAATGGAAACATTGATATTAGAACACTTGCTCAAGAAGCAAACATTAGAAAATAGGGGGAAATAATTATGGTAATGCTACAAGACGCAAAGACAGGGGCGGTCCCGAAAGAAACGGGAACATTAGTATTAAGAGACTTTTTGACACAATCAGCAGTGACACAGCTGGCGCAATATGAAGAAATGACCAAGCCTGAAAAAGAGTTTACTTATTTAGCTTCTGGACCTGGGGCTTACTGGGTTGGTGAAGGTGAAAGAATTAAAACGGATGGTGCAACATGGTTGAATGCAGAAATGATTTCTAAAAAACTTGGCGTTATCATTCCTGTTTCAAAGGAGTTTTTACGTTACTCTGTGCCGGACTTCTTCGCAGAAATGCAACCAGCAATTGCAGAAGCTTTTGCTATTAAATTTGACCAAGCTGCTTTATTTGGTATTGGCTCTCCATTTGGTAAAGGCGTATCAGTGATGGAGAGAATTGAATCTAAAGGTAATAAAATCGAATTAGATTCCTTAGGAAGCTTGTATGATGAGCTAAACGCAGTGATGGCGCTCTTAGAAGAATCTGATAAAGACGCAAATGGATTTACAACAACTCGTCGTTTTAAACAAAAATTGCGTGGTGCGAAAGATGAAAATGGCTCGCCGATTTTTAATGATCCAAAGAGCGGCGCCACATCTGAGGCCTTAGGTCTACCGATCGGTTATGTTAGTTCCAAGTCTTGGAAGTATGATGAAGCTTCATTGCTTGCTGGTGATTGGAGCATGGCTAGATACGGCATCCCACAAGGAATGGAATACAAAATCAGTGAAGACGCTACGCTTGAAGGTACTTTTGATAAAGATGGCAAACCGATTAGCTTATTTGAGCAAGATTTAGTGGCTTTACGTGTTACTCAACAAGTTGGCTTTATGACTCTGAATGATGATGCATTTGCTGCTATCACACCAAAAGGAGCTGCTGGAGAGTAATGAAGATTAAAAAAGGTAAGCATTCACTTGATGTCACTGAAAGAGCCTTTGAAATCATCTACAAAGACTTAGGCTATAAGCTCGACAAAAAGGGCGAGAAGCAGGAACAAGATGAAGAAATTTCTGAAGAACTAGTAGAAGAATAAGGGGGATGACGGTGGATAAAGGGAAATTTTTAAACGAGCTTTTGAAGCCGTTGGACCTTAAAGAACGAGGGGCCATGAGAAGGCTAAAAAAGCTGTATCGTGAAGCCTCAAAGGAATTTATGAGTTCTCTTACGGACCTGTACGAGAAATTAGATCAAGGTGAAGACCTTTCATATGCTGACATTAACCAATTCGATGATATTGAAGCCTTGAAGTCTCAAATTATTGCTTTGGCCTCTAAGCTGGATACCCGTTCTCAAAAGGAAATCATACGGCTCTTAGAAGACACTTATGATTTTTCATACGACTGGATGGCATCCGTTGTCGAAGCAATGATTGATCAAAAGCTGAAAAACGCCACACCATCTTTACCAAAGTTAGTTGAAGAGGCTCGTAAGAACGCTGTATATGGACTCAAGCTAACGCAAGCATTGGAAAAGCATCGTGCAATGATTGTGAAGGACATAAACGAAGCAATAGAAAGAGGCTTCATTGAGCGTGAACGCTTTTCTGATATTGCTAGACGTGTTAGAAGTGCTTTCGATAGCTCTTACTATAGATCGACCGTTATCGCTCGTACAGAAGCTCACAGAGTGCGTGAGAAGGCTACTCACAATAAGGCTGAAGAGTTTGAGCAGCAAGGCATAGTTATGGAAAAGGTATGGAACAACGTTGATGACGAGAGGGTCCGACAAACTCGGAAGGCAAATCATAAGGCGTTGCAAGGTCAGCGTAGAAAGGTCAATGAACAATTTGATCTAGGAAATGGTGTCACAGCAGTTGCGCCCGGACAATCAGGCAGCGCAGCCAATGACATACATTGCCGCTGCTTTTTAACATATGAAGTAGTGGGATTGAGGGGTGAATAATGGATTTAATAGAATTAAAAACCCGTTTAGAGATCCCTTTAGATGATGAGTCACAGGATGAAAAGCTTAAACTGGAATTGCAAGACGGTATTGAATACGCACAAGAATATTGCAACAACCCCTTTTTAAACAAAGAGGGGTTACTTGAATTGCCGTCACCAGTCAAAAAAGGAATTGCCATGATGATTAAAATTGACCGCTCGAATGAGGTAGGTGTTTCCTCCGAATCTATCGGCGGCATGAGTAAGACATACACAAGTGATTATACACGGTATGAAGCTGTGTATAAGCTGTGGAGAAAATACAGAAAAGTTAAGTTCCGAGCGTTGAGGTGATTAAATGGGGCGAATAAAGATCAAAGACAAAAACCGAATCCCTAGAGTTATCAACGCACTTGGAAATGGAGAGAGAAAAGCAAGAGTTGGTGTTCTTGGAAATGGAAAAGAAGCCATGATTGCAGCTGTGCATGAATTTGGTACACGTATCACAGTGACGCCAAAGATGCGTGCATATCTCCATTCTCAAGGTCTGCATTTGCGAAAAGATACCACCCACGTTGTGATTCCCGAACGTTCTTTTATTAGATCAGGATGGGATGAAAACGAGCGTGAAATCCTTCGTAAACTGGACAAATTTTTGCTTGAAGCTGTTCAAAAGGGCATCAGCACTCGAAACATAATGAATGCCATCGGTCTTGAGACACAGGGGAAGATACAAAAATACGCCCGTGATCTGAAATCACCAGCAAACCAACCATTTACCACTCAACAAAAAGGATCGTCGAATCCGCTTGTTGATACAGGTGAGTTGATTGGTTCCATTGATTATGAGGTTCAGTGATGAGTCAGTTCCATTTCATGAAACTCATAGGCAAATATAGCGTGACTTTTGATCTTATTGTGCAGAACGAAGGAGATTATGATGATCTTGGACGATGGAAAGACGGTGAATCCGTAACCACAACGCAAAAAGGGGCGCTTGTTGTTCTACCAAGTCAATTAATCTATCAATCAGGTGGCCGTTTAACGACATTTGACCGCCAACTTTATATCAGTAAAACAGTGGAGATCCCTTTGAAATCTAAAGTGGTTTATAAGGGAGCCACATACCATGTTGAATCTATGAATCCTTTCGAGGATTACGCAGATTTCAATAGTTACATCTTAAAGGCGGTGAGCAGCTTTGATTGATTACGAATCCATTATAAGCACGGTGATTGGTGTCATTAGAGATAGTACCGGTCACAAAGTGATTATGGAAAATGGAACAGGAAAGCAGCCTGCTTATCCTTTTTGCACATATACCATTACATCACCGTACATTCCCCAACATCGGGGAATTATCGAAGGCGATGCGATCACTGAAGATGTAGATATTTTCTTTTCATTCACTTGGATTTCCAATGATGCTATTGAAGTGATTTCATTAACACAACAGACTGCTACGCTTTTGAGAACAATGAAGGCGAAGCAGGTTCTTTATGATAAGGGAATTGCGTTTATTAAAGCGGAGGGAACAGGTAACAGAGATACATTTCTGTCGATTGAAAATGAGCGTCGTCATGGCTTTGATGCACGGTTCAGAATACGAGTAACACATAACGGGGCAGAGTCAGAGTATTTTGATTCCGTCACCATAAATAACGAGAATATAGGAGGGTAATTACATGCCTTTATCAGACGTAAAAGTCAAAATTGATATTTTAAAGCCCACAACGCTTGTAGGTCTTGGCATTCCGCTTATCTTGGTTAAAAACACTAGCGCAACTGAAAGTGTTTATCGAGAATACGGGTCACTGGAATCATTAAAGCAAAACTATGGTGAAAGCACGGCTACTTACAAGAAGGCGGCGGCTATCTTTGCCCAAGGTGACAATGCGCCGAATAAGGTAGCTGTCGCTTCATTTGGACATGAATTTGAAACAGGAGATACAGAGAACCCTAAACAGGTTTTCAGCGTTAGAAACGCATTAGAAGAGTATTTTGACAAAGACTTTCATTTTGTATTGCTGGCTGCTGTTAACGCAGAGGATCGTCTTGAGGCGTCTAAAGTCTTTGAAGAAAAATCTTACAAGTTTGTAGTGCTGAAAGTGGCGTCATACGAGGAATTGGAGCAATACAAAGGAAAAGATCGGACTATTGTGTTTCATCATCCGCTTGTTGATGAGGAACCTGATGCCGCACTTATTGGAGCAATTGCAAACAAGCCTGTCGGTTCTGTTTCATGGAAATTTAAGAATCTCGTTGGTGTCACACCACAAGATTTCAAAGTAGATACTTTGGAAAACATCCACAAGGCGGGTGCCATTGCATTTGTGACTAAAGCTGGCCGCAATCAAACAAGCGAGGGTATTACAGCTTCAGGAGAATTTATTGACGTGCTGCACGGCAAAGATTGGGTCAAGCTCAACATCGAAACGTCAATTCAAACTGCTCTAAGCACAACTGACAAAATCCCTTACACAAATGAAGGGTTCGCTTTATTAGAATCGCAGATTATCAATGTTTTAGAAACAGCATTCACAAACGGCATCATTGCACCTGACGAGGACGGACAGCCTGTCTATTCTGTTCAATCGAAAGGTCGAAGCGAAATGACAGACGAAAACCGCAAAAACCGTGTGTATGACGGCTTGTCGTTTAGATTCGAGCTTGCCGGAGCGGTTCACACAGCAGAAATCACAGGGGAAATCATTATTTAAAGGGGGCTTAATCAATGTCTGGAACTTACACTTATAACCCAATGGATGTCACAACCACAATTGCAGGTAAAATAGTGACGGGGTTTTCAGAAGGAACGATGGTGTCAGCGTCAAAAGATGAAGACAACTTTCAGGTAAAGATGAGTGCAAAAGGCGAAGCAAGCGTTGCAGTTACAAACAACATGTTAGGTACAGTTACGCTAACGTTGTCACAGGGCTCACCATTTGTTGCTTTGTTAAATCAATACGCAAACACATCTAAACAATTCCCTATTTGGATTAAAAATAATGGAATGGTAAAAGAAACGATTGGTGGAACATCAGCAATGGTAAAGAAAAATGCTGATGCTGAGTACGGGGACGAAGTCGGAGATAGAGAGTTTGAAATTCAAGTCTTTGACTACACAGTGAAATAATATGACTCAAAAAAAGAAAACGAACACACGAAAGCAGTCTGAAAAGGCTGCTTTTATTCATATGAACAAACCATTAAAGGAGAGAAAACCAATGGCTAAATTTGGAGAAAAGAAAGAAGTAACAGTAAAAGGTGTCACGTATACACTCGTTCATCCAGGAGTAAGAAAGGTAGTTCAATTGCAATCATCTGTAGCTGCTGGTGATGGTTCTATTAATTTAGATGCCTTGTATGACGGTTACATGAAACATGTAATTCACAGCCCTAAAGTAGATTGGTCTCATTGGGATGAGCAAGGATTGAAGGCCTTGCAGGAGGTCATGAACGAATGTGACACGTTTCTTACAGCGGAAGACGAAGGACAGGAAGTATTACAAGAACAAAGCAAAGAATGAATGGGACATGTGGCGGTTAGTAATGGAGCGAGTGATCAGTTTTGATGTCGCTAGATATATGACACCTGACGAGATCGCCGAAGCTAATGCCGCCCTTGATCTCTATATTGATGCGAAGAACAAAGCAAATCAGAAAGGAGGTAAATAGATGTCTCAACCTTTGCGGACCACTGCCATAGAACTAAAACTGATTGCTAACTCGAAACCATTGCAACAAATGAATACGCAAGTAAATAGCATGCTAAGTAGCATTCAGGGAGCAAATAGACCAATACAAGCGATGAGTAATGGTCTTAACAATACTAGTCAGATTGCGGCAGGAGCAACTAGACAACTTAGGCTGGCAAATGGACAGGTTGTAAACCTTTCCCGTGGAATGAGAACAGCGAGTCAAAGTGTCAGCACAACAAACACCAATATCAATACAGCAAGCCGCAGTATAATGCGTTTCACAAGATCCACTGACACAAGCGCTAGAACAATCCGAGTGGCGAATAGTCAGCTGTCTGCAATGCGTACTAGATTAGAAGACAGTACAAGCAATGCAGGAGCACTAACTCAGCAAGTGAACCGTATGGGCGGCCAAGTGGGTGGACAATTTCAACAGATGACACAAAGCGCATCAAGGTTAGGTGGAGTTTTTGGCAGAATCCCATCATCGGTTAGTTCAATGTCTCGAAGTGTTGCCAATAGTGTTAAATCAGGTATCACAGCACCATTTAGAGAAGCAAAAACAGCTGTACAAGGCTATGCAGGAGCATTAGGGCTGTTATCGGGTGGAGCTTTAGCCGCAACAGGGATGGGGCGTTTATCTGCTATTGAGCAGGCTAAAACCTCTTTATCTGTTTTGATGGGCGATGCGAAGAAGGCGCAAAGTTTCCTAGATGACATGCTGACCTTTGCGAAAACAACGCCTTATGCATTTACTGACATCGCGAATAGTGGCCGAAACCTAATTGCTTTTGGTATGGATGTTAAGAATGTAATACCAACGATGCAAGCTGTTGGAGATGCTGCCGCCGCAAGTGGTAAAGGTGCTGAAGGATTCAGACAGATCAGTGACGCCTTTGGAGCCATGCAGGTATCAGGAACCTTGTCTATGGAAGAGATGAACCGTCTCATGGATGCTGGTATACCAGCTCTAATGATATTGGCAAATGAAACAGGTCAAGATGTTATGGACTTGAAAAAGGTCATATCTAAAGGTGCTTTTGAAAGTGAGGAAGCAATTGCCGCCCTTGTAAAAGGAATGCAGAAAGGAACCAAAGGGGCAGCTGGCGAAACAGCAGCGATGGCCGGTATCATGAAAGATTCAAAAGATACGTGGGTCGGGTCTGTTGATAGCATGAAATCGTCAATCAGTTCAACGATGGCAAAGATCATGGAGCCTGCAAAGCCTCATATTCAAACAGCCATGGGATGGTTTTCTACTCAATTTAGTAAATTGCCTGATGTTATTTTTGGTCTTGGCAAAGTAATGCAGCCAGCTTTCAATACGATTGGCTCTATATTTAAAAATATTTCAGGTCCAGCCCAAACTGCTAAACAAGCGATTATGGGCGTATTTGGCGTTATGCAAGGTAAAGGTACAGGAGATCGTTTAGAAGGTTACGGCATATTGTCACAGCTTTTCCCTCCAAGTACGGTAGATATGATTGTGGGAGTAACAGATAAAGTGAAATCGGTTTTTGATACAGTTAAAGCCTCCATTGCTGGTGTATCACCGTATGTACAAGCTTTCATATTGAGTTTTATTTCAACTATGAAAAGTATGGCACCGGTGTTTAGTACGATTTTCAACGGATTGTTGTCTGCCGTCCAATTTATTGCGCCATACATAGGCCAAGCATTGGGGGGAGTGTTTAGCTTTTTGGCGTCCATTGGAAATCAAGTGTCAGCATTTTGGAAAGAAAATGGTACACAAATAGTCCAAGCACTTCAGAACGTCTTTAGTGTCTTACAAAAGGTGTTTGTGTTCTTGATGCCGATAATACTTACAATTGTTCAATCTGTATGGGGAAATATTAAAGGTGTTATCACAGGAGCTTTGAACATCATTATGGGAATAGTGAAGATATTTACAGGGCTATTTACAGGTGATTTCGGAAAGATGTGGGAAGGTGTAAAACAATTATTCTTCGGAGCAGTATCTTTTATTTGGAACGGATTACAACTTCTATTTATTGGCCGTATTGTAAAAGGGATCATGGGGCTTGTGAAAAGTGTTGGTGGTCTAGTAGCTGGTATGTGGAATAGTGTAAAAAGTTTCTTTGCTAACGGTGCGACAAATGCTTCAAACCTAGTTGTAAATATGGGGAGAATGATTGTTAAGGGTTGGAGTTTTGTAAAGAACAACGTCGGTAGATTAGCTGGCGCTCTATGGGATCTAGTTAAGAAAAAGTTTGGCGATATGGTTGCTGGAGCAAAAGCTTTACCTGGGAAGATTGGTCAAGGTATTAAATCAATGGCATCTAAAGCGGTTAGTGGCGTGAGAAGTCTTGGAAATATGTTAGCTGGTGCACTGGCAACCGCTGTGAACGGAGTAACGGGCGGTATAAACTGGGTGTTAGGAAAAATCGGTTTAAAAGACGTGAAAATACCAAAATGGACACCGCCTAAATATGCCAATGGTACAAATGGTCATCCGGGAGGTCCTGCAATATTAGGTGATGGTGGCGGTCCTGAACTATATAAAACACCGTCCGGCCATGTTGGGTTATCGCCGGGCACCGACACACTAATGAATCTACCAAAAGGGACACAAGTTTTATCACATAAACAAACGCTTGAAACTCTCGGAAATGTTCCTATGTATGGTGATGGAACTAAAGGAAATAAAAATGGATCAGGCTGGCTTGGTAAAGCTGTTGAGGGAGCAAAAAACGTTGTTGGTAAAGTCAAAAGCGCCGCTTTTGATGTGTGGGATTACATTTCTAATCCTACAAAACTTATGAATAAAGCCTTTGAAAAGTTTGGTGGAAAAGTACCTTCATTAGCTGGAGGTTTTGGTGATATAGCAAAGGGTTTATTCACTAAGGTAAAAGATGGCGTAATGAGTTGGGGAAAGAAAAAGATTGAGAGCTTTGGCGGTATGTTTGGCGGCGGTGGATCTGCTGCCGTGAAAAAATGGGTAGCTCAAGCTATTTCAATTAAAGGAATCAGTCCTAGTTATGCTGGAGCCTTACAGACCATTGCCATGAAAGAGTCAGGCGGAAATCCCAATGTAGTAAACAATTGGGATAGCAACGCAAAAGCAGGACATCCGTCACAAGGGCTTATGCAATTTATCCCTTCTACATTTGCCGCATATAAAGAACCAGGTTACGGTAATATTAAAAACCCGGTTCATCAAATCATAGCGGCAATTAACTATCTTAATAGACGTTATGGAGGCATCTATAATCATCCGGGCTTAAAATCAATGGCGAAAGGTGGTCCATATAAGGGATATGCAACAGGTGGTCGAATCATTGGTGACCAATGGGCTATGGTTGGCGAGCAAGGTCCAGAGCTTATGCGATTGTCCGGCGGATCAACTATTTACAACAACCGCAGAACAAATAGCATGTTAAGTGACGCAGCTTACACACCTTCATCTAGTTCGACAACATATTCTAATTCGTCAAATAGTAATAGTTTTTCACCAACAATTTACGTTCAAGTTTCAGGCGGTTCAACAGGTAGCGAAAGTAGCATTAAGCAAGCTGTCCAAGAAGCTCTTAAAGAAACGTGGGAGAAACTGAATCCAATGTATGCGCCAGAGGGGGAATATTGATGGCAAAGCTAGGGAAAATCAAGATCGTTAACGAAAAAGAGTCGGACAATCCCGAAGTAGAAGTGACATCATACCCTGTTGAAAAAGGTATTCCTATAACTGATCATGTGCAAAGAAAGCCTGAAATTACTTCAATTTCGGGCTTTGTGCTTGGCAAAAATCCAAACAAAGACTTTGCGTATCTTAAAAAGCAGATGTATGCGGGGAAATTACTGAATTACACGGGAAGAAAAGTAGCGAAAAACGTTGTCATTACCAATCTATCTCGAGATATTGGTGAGTACAAAAATGGCTTTGCTATCTCGGTTGAGTTGCAAGAAATCCGTATTGCAAAAAGTCCATTCGTAAAAAAGAAAGTGAAAGCAGCAGGGAAAAAGAAGAAATCAAATACTAAGAAAGGAAAAGCTGTCTATCACAAGGTAAAGAAAGGTGAGACATACAGTCATATGAGAATGTGGTACGGCACGAGCCTATCACAGCTTAGAAAATGGAATAAGTACCCTGACCGCCGCATTCCTATAGGGGTCAAATTACGGGTGAAGTAGGGGGAGCAAAATGGCAACGAGAGACTATATTCCAATTGATATCGAAGACATTCCGCAGCAGTTTGAGATCGACTTAGCTGACAGCACTTTTGTTTTTCAAATCAACTATAACGAAACTGATGACAGCTATTCCATCGACCTGTATGACATGGACATGGATCCAATCGTGCTAGGTGAAAAAATGATTTTAAATGTGCCATTGTGGGATGACATTATAGATGATCGTTTGCCAGCTCCTTCATTAGTACCGTTAGACGAATCAAATACAGAAACTCGGCTTTCATCAGAAAACTTCATGAAAACTGTGTTTCTGTATATTGACGATGTTGGTGAAGAGGGTGAAGAAAATGGCGACGAATAATAACAAACTGTTATTTGGTCGTATTGTAAAAGTGACGATTGATAGTGGTTCGTATAAAGGAACCTTCGATTATAAAGACTTAGAAGTTCGCTTTGAAGTTCCCTTTGACGATGATGCAAAACCAAATGAAACAAAGGTTGAGATTTTCAATCTAAGTAGCAGCACTATCAACAAAATTAAAAAAGGCGCTACTATGACCGTTCAGGCGGGGTATAAAAGCGACTTTGGGGTATTAGCCATCGGAAAGGTTACTAAGGTACTGACAAAGCGTACAGGGGTCGACAAAATCACTTCGGTTTATATGAAAGAAGGCGACGATTACTCTCATATTAAAGTTGATCAAAATACCGCTGATGCTCCTGTGAAATATTATGTCAACAAGCGGTACAAGCTGAAGAAACCATTGAAGGTTGAGACAAAAAAAGTGTACAAGTTGAAATCAGGTAAGACTTCTATACGCAAAAGCACACGAACGATTAAATACAAAACAGTTCGTGAGGCGAAATACAGAAAACAATCCATGAAAATCACATTTAAAAAAGGAACAACAGCACGCACGATTATAAAGCGTTTAATCCGCATTCTTGATATTAAACTAGCGAAGTTGTCTTTGCCAAGAAACAAGGTATACAAGAAAGGGTACACAGTCACAGGTAGTATTGAGAAGAAACTAGAAGAAGTTGTGCATGATTGTGGTGCTTCTTTGTATTACAGGCGTGGCCGTCTTGTTATCAGATCCATTACAGAAGGGGATGATGAGCGGTTTGAATTGAAAGAATCAACAGGTTTGCTTGATTCTCCTGAAGCGTTTGAGGATGAAAAGCTTAAAGGGTATTCTGTTAAATGCTTATTGCAACATCGCATAACTACCGCTTCAATTATTATCATAAAGAGCAAAACGGCCAATGGAAAGTACCGTGTTAAAAAAGGTAAGCATGTTTTTGACGGAAATGATTTTTACACAGAAGCGGATGTGATCTAATGGCGGCGGATACGAATTTTTTCGATAATCTTATAAAAGGCATCAAGCATTCTATTCATGTTTGCGCTCCTGGTAGGGTCGTTTCTTACGATGCTGCCAGTCATACGGCGGATGTAAAACCGCTCTTTATGACCGCTGACGACGACACTTTATATGAACAACCATTGATACAAGACGCACTTGTGTTAAAGCATGTCGAGCCAGATATAAAGGTTGGGGCTATGGTATTTCTATCATTTGCAGATAGGGCGCTTGATAATTTAACAAACAAACCTTTTGATCCTGATAGTACCCGTACACACGATATAACGGATGCTGTAGTGATAGGAGTGTTTGAAGGATGAAGACTTTAAAACTGGTAAATGGTGATCTCGTTTTCAAAGATGAAGAACTAGAAATGATTGAAGGCGATGAAGAGCTTGCACAATCTGTAGAAATGATCTTGAAAACAAGTTTAGGAGAGTTTAAACTAGATGAGTTTTTAGGTGTCGATCGTGAAAACCTTCTTGGAAAAAACCTCGATGAAGAAGAAGCGCAATATGACATCATTGAGGCAATAGCTCAAGAAGAACGTATTGCCACAGTAGAAGATATAGAATTTCAGTTTGACCGAAAAGCACGCTCCAGTCGTATCAAACTAAAATTGATCAAAGAAGAAGACGGCCAAGAGTTACAGATAGGGGGTGTTGACGTTGTTGAATGAAAACGGCTTCCAACGAAAAACATATTCAGACATTGTAGACGAAATGGAAGATAAGGCAAAGGAACAGTTCGGGGAGGATGTAAATACATCAAGTCGGACACCTCTTGGAATCATCTTTAGAATCATTGCATGGTTTTTGGCAGGCGTTTGGGACATCGCTGAAAGAGTATACAACAGCGGCTTTGTTAGTAAGTCTGAGGGAGTGCAGCTTGATAGATTAGGAAATAACAACGGGATTACAAGAGAGCCGGCGAGTGAATCATATGCCACTCTGGAAATCACAGGTGAACCTGGTCACATCATTGAAGAAGAAACTCAATTCGCAACGGAATCTGATATTTACTTTGAGGTGCTTGAAGAAGCAACAATTAACACCAATGGAAAAGCTTTAGTTGATGTCATATCAGTCGATAAAGGAGCAATGAACAACGTTGCAGCTGACACAATTACGGTGCAAGCAGAACCAACTGAAAACATCACAACAGTGACTAATCCAGAAGCGGCCGCCGGTGGTTCCGATATTGAAATAGATTCAGAATATCGCGCACGAATTAAGAGGTCCGTAGAAGGTAGTTCAGCATCCACGCACAGCGGGATCATTGCGGCACTGATAAAAACATCCGGGGTCCGTTCAGCTAATGTGGTGATGAATAACACAATGGAAATAGATGCTGATGGGAACCCACCTAAAAGTATTCATGCTTATGTGCTTGGAGGTATAAAAGAAGATGTAGCTGATTCACTTTTTAATAGTGTAGCGGCAGGCATAGAAACAGTAGGTAATCAATCTGTTGTCATTACTGATTTAAGTGGCATTGATCATACAGTCAATTTTGATTTTGCTCAAGAGGTGAAAATCTATGTCCGCCTTGAATTAAAGACAAATGCATCATTCCCCATTGATGGGGATGATCTGATCAAAAATAATGTTGTATATAAAATCGGTGGTGTAGACAAATCGGGGTCTTCATTCACGGGATCTCAAATGGGTGACGATGTTATTTTATCTCAACTATATAACGCTGTGTATCAAGTGGCTGGTGTTGATGATGTTGTGATCAAGATTGGGAAAACTCGTGATACTCTCGGACAATCGAACATAGAGATTGAGCCTAAACAAGTGGCACAAGTTCTTTTCTCGGAAATCGAGGTGGTACATGTATGATAAAGGACTTAATCAATAAGCTGACCGATGCTTTTCAGAAAGATGAGAAAAGCAATATCGGAAAGCTTTTTTTAATTGTAGATGAACAACTGGCCGCAGCGAGGAAGACGCTGACTACCGCAGAAAAATGGCGTGATATAGATAACGCAAAAGGTCGTGGTCTTGATTTAATAGGCGATAACGTTGCTCAAAATAGAGGTAGAGCCACAGACGAAATTTATAGGGTTCTGATCCGTGGGAAAGTAGCACGGAACATTTCAGACGGAACAACAAACCGTATTATAGAAGCTCTTGCGAAGACTTTGAATTGTGCTTATGAAGAGATAAATATCTACACTGTGAAAGAAGATAATGAAGATGAACCAGCTGCAATCATTGTGAAAAAGGCACCGCTTGAAGCACTTAATAAAGTTGGTATGTCAGCCACGCAATTTTCATCTATTGTGCAAAAAACTGTAGCAGCTGGTGTGCGGGTAGCCTATATAAATCTTAATGGGACGTTTAGTTTTTCATCTATTCCTGATGAAATCGAGACAAGCCAATTCGGGTTTTCATCTGATGGAACAGACGGCGGCACATTAGGGGGCATCTTTGAACCAGAGGATGATTATCCACTACCAATCTAATAAGAGGAGGGAAAGCATGGCTTTTACAAAAGAAATACCACAATGGGACAACGCAGGTCAAAAGCCTCCACAAAGTAAAATTAGTGAGGGATTTAAACCAATGGACCATCCGCCTGCCGATTGGTTCAACTGGTACATGAATGGCACCTATGAGGCTTTAAATGAGTTACAAAGTGAAGCAGCAACAACATCTGAAGTTACAGCAGCTTTAAAGGTCTTATCAAACGATATAGCAGCACATTCTAACGCAAAGAATAACCCACATGCTGTCACGAAATCACAGGTAGGGTTAGGGAATGTCGATAACATTAAACAAGCCTCAAAGGTTGATTTTGACAGTCATATTAATGACAAAAAGATTCATGTTACAGAAGAAAAACAAGAATTATGGAATAATAGTCAGCTTTATAAATTGACGCAAGATTCAGGGTTTAGACAGGCTGTGCCAAACACAATCGCTGGAACTAATTTATTTGAATTACCACCCGGTTACTATTATGGAGCTGGTCAATATTTTACGAATCTTCCGACCACAAATGATACATCTTGGTTTAACGTTGATGTATTTTCAACAGGTATTAGGAAAAATTTTCATGTCATCCGTAGCGCTGATAATACACATTGGGTTGGAACAATTCACACAGACGGATCTTTTCGGGGATGGAAAAAAATATTAACGGCAGAAGATATGGAAAACAGCACTTTTGTTGATACCTATGATCAAGATAATTCATCCGTTTCAGCTGCTGAAAATGTCGCGACAAAGCTTGTTTTTGGTGCGACACGAGCAGACGATTTATCAGAGTATAACCGCTCTCGGGCTGAAATCACGCTGAAAAACAGCGGTCTTTATTTGATCAGGCTTTATATAACTAGCACTAACATCACAGTCGGATCAGATAATATTTTAGCCTGTTATGTCAATGGATCAGGATACCAGAGGTTCGGAAACTGGAATCCAGCGACATCATCAAGTACGTGTGTGCTTTATTTATTACAAAAATTTAAGGCTAGCGATAAGGTAACTTTTTATATAACACCAAGAGGGACCAACAAGACTGTATCAATAAACACAGCTTACGTTACCATGTCTCAGTTAAGATAGGAGGGATAAGATGAATAAGGCACTAGCGATTAAACAACTATATCCAAATGCTGAACTAGGTAAGGATTACTCAGTTCGGGATGACGGAGAAGGTCAGTTCATAGACAAGTGGTCATTAGACGATCCTATGCCTTCAGATGAAGTGTTAGAAGTCGCATGGAATGAATACCTAGCCAAGAACGATGAAAAGCCCTTATCAAACGTTGAAAGGCAACTGCTGCTGCTTGGCGAGCAATTAGCATTAGAAAAAATAGCACGACAACAATCAGATAGAGTCAATGCAACGTTAGGACAGCAACTTGCCGAAATGAGAATAGAAATCCTTAAATTAAAAGGGGGGGTTACTGATGAATCTTAATTTTTGGGTTTTAGCTCTTTTTTATAAATGGGCCACAACTGCAATGGTTAAACAAGCGATGGCGTTTAAGGACTGTTCAATTGAAGATTTAGAAGAGGGTATTCAGAAAGAATATGTTACACAAGAACAATACAAAGAAATAACTGGTGAAGCATTTAAAGAAACAATAGAAGCCGAGTAGAAAGGCTTTTTTATTTTACCTTCTTTGAGGGAGGTGAGGATACTTGAAAAGGACTAGGGGGGCTTACTGATGTCAGAAGTGACGGAGGTTAATGATGTGAACATTATACAAAAAGATGTGTCTGAATTAAAAACCAGTCAAAAGGCTTTGGAACAACGTGTTTCTGTACTTGAAAGAGGTCAAGACAAGCATGATCAGCAAATTATAAGTTTGAACAATCAGCTTAATAAAATTGAAGAAAACACAACATGGATTAAGAGAACAATCACAGGGGCAATGATAACCGCTGTTTGCACGGGTGTAATTGGTGGAGGAATTGCCCTTGTGTACACGCTCATTCAAAAATAAATGAAATGGGGAATTGAATATGAAGAATTTAGACAAAGGCACGGTCGTTCGCACGGTGCTTCTTTTAATTGCATTGATCAATCAAATTTTAGTGATGTTCGGTAAAACGCCTTTACCATTGGATGAAGAGTCTGTGAATAATTTAGCCAACGTTTTATATGTTGCTGTCTCGACACTCTTTACAACGTTCATGACGCTTGTTGCATGGTTTAAAAACAACTATGTGACATCTAAAGGCAAGCAACAAAAAGAAGTTCTGAAACAAAAGGGATTAACAAAATAGAAGCCGCCTTCGGGTGGCTTTTTTATATTTCATTAAACGAATGGGGAGAAGGCATATGAATTTTAGACAATTAAGTAACCTGGTTGATCTTCGAGGAAAAACAAAGAGTAAGGGGAGCTATTCAAATGTGGGTGTCAATGCAAAAACGGACATCGCAGTACATCACAGCTTAACAAAATATGGAAACAGTGCAGCATTTGCAAACTATCATGTAGGCACTAATGGTTGGCCGGGTATAGCTTATCATTTTGTCATTCTCAAAGACGGCACAATTGAATGGAATCATGATCTAGGAATCAAATCCTATCATGTAGGCAATTCAAACCGCTTTGCGATTGGCATTTGTCTTGTGGGGGATTTTAGAACCGAAAAGCCCACAGCAGCACAGGAAACGAGTTTTCGAGCTTTAGTAACGGCATTGAAGAAAGATATGCCGAATTACAAAAGAACAAGAGGGCACAATGAGTTTCCGGGCTATTCTTGGAAAGCGTGTCCTGTCTTTGATTATAAAGCGGTTTTAGCTGGTACAGTAAAGCAAACATCATCTAAACCGGCAAAGACAACACCAGCACCATCCAAAACTAAAAGCAACCCGAAAACAAGCACATCTAAAAAGACATACAGCCTGCCTTCTGGTGTTTTAAAAGTAACAAAGCCTCTTACAAAGGGCGCTGGTGTAAAAGCCTTACAAGAAGCCCTAGCGGCGGTTTACTACTACCCGGATAAAAAGGCAAAAAACAACGGCGTTGATGGCATCTATGGTCCAAAAACAGCGGATGCGGTCAAACGATTCCAGCTCATGAATGGCTTAACACCTGATGGCATATACGGACCGAAGACAAAAGCAGCGTTAGAAAAGCTATTAAAATAAAAATCTATAGACATATGACTATAGGAAAAGAAATTAGCCCCTGTCCTTAATGGATGGGGGCTTTTTTTATTTGTCGTAAATTACATACTTTATTACTAATCCACATTCGCTATTCGGTTATTTGTAACTATGGAAATTACTGTATATTTTAAGTTATGCTTGATGGGATTAAAAAGGGGAGGGTACGACTTTGAACAAAAAGTGGATATCTAGAATTTCATTATCCATTGTAGCTGCGTTGGGTATCTCCTGTACGCTTGGAGAGTTTGCAGATGCAAAAGCTAATCAGCCACAATATGAACAAAAAGCGCCGACTGAATCATTTACAAAAAACGATCCTGAATTATATCAAGACTCGCTAGATCTTGGCCTTACTGACAATGATATTTTTACGCTTGACAGCCTTTTGGACAGGGAAGATAAAGCCACAGTACATAATCCATTTCTCGTAGCTTTAGGGATAATTACGGGCATGGCTGCCGTTATTGGTACCGGTTACGGTGCAGGTCGCTATATTGCAAAACAACTGTACAAACGTAAACAGCTTTCAAAGGCGTATTATAAAAAACATAGATGGAAATTCAGAGCCGCTTTGGTGCCGGTCATCGGCATTCCTGGAACGTTTGGCTTTGATGACTACTACATGGACATATGATTATGTTTGAATATATTTTGATTTTACTTATAGTTGCAACTTTGTTACTAACCGTCGTAGAGGTTTCAAAACTCAAGAAAGAAAATAAATCCATCAAAAATGAAATTGAGGATTTAAAGAAAAACATTAACAAATGAAACTTATTGGCCGTCCTTGTGGATGGCTTTTTTGGTCACATATTTGGTCACAAGAAATGAAATTGAATGTGAATATTGATAAAAATACAAAATAACTGATCAATTGAAATTCCGAGATAAAAGACGAAATGAATAAGAACGAATGTTCTTGTTCGTGTACGGTACATGGGTGGCATGATGTAATTACGGATTTAAACCCTTGATTGATAAGGGTTTATCCGTTAGTCACACTCATTTTGGTGCCATTTTGATACCATATAGAAAAATTAGAGGCTTTTCATTAGTTCCCTGAACTTTTGAGAAGCCTTTTTTTCATTTTTTGTGTTACCTGGGGTACACATTATTCGTAATCTGGTGACCGAGTCGATCCATGATTTGTTCGAGTGATACACGGGCTTTGGCAAGCACTGATGTGATTGATGTACGGAAACTCTAAATATCATTTAAATTTCATAGACTTTGGCTCACTAATCGCTAGGGTAATTTATATTAATAGATACTAAAAAAGCGAGTTTTTATACCTTCTTTTTTTGGGCAAAAATATATAAAAAGAAGTCGCTCTTCAACAATATGAGCGGCTTCTTATTTGTTTATATGTGATTTAAGAAATTTGATAAATACACCTTCTATTTGTTTAATAATCTTTTTAGCATACTTTTGGGTTTTACAGGATTTGAACTTTCAAGGATAAGAGTAGATAATTTCCCAAGCATTTCAGTTAATTCATTTTCGAATTCTATAGTATTATCATCAGTGTTTGTATGAGCGTGCACCAACTCGTGCACAAGTGTACCTGCGAATGATTGTATATTTTTTAGTTGGCTACGTTTAATGATAATTCGTTTAGTGGACGGCTCCCATAACCCAAGTGCATCAGAACCCGTATAATTGTCTGGTCGCATTGAAACGGAAATCACAATATCACGGACAAGGTTATTCTTTTTTGGGAACCAACTTACTATGGTATTCTTGTAATTGAAAATTTCTTTTTCTTTAGCCGTTAATTGGTTGACGTTTACGATATCAAATTCGAATTGTTCGTTCCATTCTAACGCATAAGTCTCCAAGTTTCTGAAATTATTTCCATTCAGATCTTTACTAGTTTCAAGTTTATTCGCTAGTGAATCAGGAACAGTAATGATACGTATTCCTTCCTCCTTTGCGTAACTTAAGTATTTACCGCCATCCATTAAATCATAAGCACTTAAAAACATCACTTTTTTGTCCTGACTACTTAATATTTTACAGGCGTGTAGTTGAACATCAATCCATTGTAATTCATCGTGATAATTTCCTGTTTGAATCCTTTGTAAATCATCGACCAATTTTCCAGCGAATGTTGGGCTCTTACATTCTAAGAGAATAGACTTTACCCTGTCTGTGTAAGCACTTCTTCCTACATTTGTCCGCTCCCGATTTAACGATTGACGAAGTTTCTTAGTGGTAGAAGTGATATTGTAAGAAAAGAGTAAATTGTCTTCCTCAGCTACACAAATTCCGTTAACGTAGATTCTTGAACGATTTTTTTTGTTTTCAATGAGTTCCCCATACTTCGTTTTTTCAATCGTCTTTTCTCCAGAATAAAGTAAGAAGAAATCCTTGGCTTTTTCTATATCATCATCTTTGAGACCAGTAAACATAAAGTCTGTGCCTACCAAATTAGGATTAGTCGGACTATTAACGATGGCGTGCAAAGTTACCACATCGTCAAAGTCTCCCTTAGATAACTTCTTTATTGTAATATCACTATATTTTGATTGGATGAGGATTTCTACGTTCCTTCGATCGAATGTCGCCAATGCATCTTTTAAACCTACCCCGAACTTGCCAATGACTTTATCCGGATTCTCTGTCTTTTCTATATTCTCATTTTGTGTTAGATGTTCATACTTTAGACCTCTCCCAAAATCTCTTATATGCCATTTATTGTCTTCATCTTTAAAAATAAGAGGCTCTTTGGTGCTCGTTAAAATTGATTCATCCAGTGCATTTGCTATGATTTCTCTTAAGGCGTGAGGAATGGTCCAGTGCTCTAATACTTTTTCGATGTTCAAATCGAATTTTTTCATTATTAATGTTTCTCCTTTTTAATTGGTATTTTTTATAAGATAATTATACCTCATACTTTTGAAACTAGACTATAAACTGATGTATATTTGTGGTTTTGTAGCTCAAAATAGAACCTGTTAGTATATTCAAGATTGTCTCTTCTTTAATCTGAAATTATCTTCTGTATAAAATTCGCTTCTAAAATAGAAAAATCCAAGTTGTGAAATATGGTATTATTCGGTATTTTAATTATGATAAAAAGATGAGGTGGTTGATGTGACAGATTTCAGAGAGTTTTTATGGAGATGTTGTCTGAGGAACTTGTTAGCAAAGCAAAATGAAAAGTATAGTAGGCTTTAAGTTTATTGATGAAGTTCAGGCTGCTTTTAAATTAATCCAAAATCAACACGAAAGGGATTATGCCGGCATCATCATTGAACAGATGAAAGCAGAGGGAGAAGTGGAAATGGCTGATGCAATGAAAAAAATTAGAAGAAGCATGAGAAATGCACTCTGACGATTAAAAGTGCTTTTGTTTATTTGAGAAATAAGAGATTTCATAGAGCATACAGTTTTTTCTTTAAAATTACATAAAAAAATCCACTATTTCCATAAAAAATTAGCTGTATTCCTTATAATAAAAGTATCTGAGAACGGGGAGTGAGTCGAGATGGACCAAAACGTGCTGCAAATGGATCAAGATAGATCAGAGAATGAATTCGCGGTTCTTAATATATCTTCTAAAGAGATTGGTGCTCTATCAAAGGGAGCAGCGGAGCAGATTTTACAAACGGGAGATACGGACCGTATTCATCAGCTGATGTACGTTCCGATTGAAAAGAAAGAAGATTTGAATTGGCTGATCCAATGTGTTGGGGAGGCGTTAAAGAATGAAGTTGGTGATGACGTTGCACTAGAAGTAGCTGATTTGCTCTATTTCTTTGTCATTCCGTATTATGGGAAGTATATGTTGAAAGATCGTCATTTGTATGAGGATATCGATCATTTACTGGTACGATTAGCATCTAGAGCTCACTCGGATATTGACACGCTGATTGATATCATAAGAGAAGATTTAAATGAAAATATACAATAAAAGAAGCTTGTAGAGTGGGACTGACCCCCGTTTTTGAGACAGGGATCAAAACACCTTTATGAAACAGCCAGTTGCCGATAGTTTATCGGTGATTGGTTGTTTAGTTTCGTTTGAATACGAATGTTGTTATAATAATAAATGTATTCTTTGACAGTGCGTTCTACGATGGTTGTCGTAGTGCGATCAA